AGAAAGGAAGCGAGCTTTGGCTTTGGCCACACGGGCGACTTGGTCAGGCAAAGACGCGTCTCGGAGACTTCCGGCGGAATCAATCCGACAAGTTCCTCGGCATCTCCCAAGGCGGAGAGACTGGCGGGGAATGGTGGTAGCAATACACAGCCGGGACCGTGCATGAGTGGGAAGTCCCGTGCGATGCGTGCGGCGTCTATCAGCGACCTGTTTTTTCGGGCAAGCACGACGACGGCAGCCGCTACGGGATCGTGTTTGCGGCGGACAAAAGGCCAGACGGATCCTACGACATCGAGGGCGCGAAAGCGTCGACGCGTTATGTCTGCCAGTTTTGCGGGTATGAACACAGGGAATGCAAGCAGACGCAGGGCAGATGGAATGCGCTCGGTCGATACGCTCGTGTCGAGGGCGGGTCCTCGGAGTCGCACAGCTATCACTGGAACGATGTCATCTGCGCCCAGTGGCGTGATCTGGTCGCGCTGTTTCTGGCTGCTCGAGTCCAATCCAAACGTGGCAATTGGAAGCCTCTGGTGGATTTCACGCAGAAGCAACTGGCGGAGTTCGCCAACGAGCGGACCGTTGCCGAATCGGAAAACCCGTTGCAACGCGTCGAAATGTCAGCTTCGGAGGAATGGCCTGACGAGGCTTTTAGATTTATGGCGGTCGACACGCAGCACGGCCATTTCCACGTCATGGCTCGCGCATGGGCTAAGACCGGGGAAAGCCGCCGACTGCATTGGGGGCAGGTCAAAACGCCAGAGGAGATTGAGGCGTTGAGAATCGCGATGAACATCAAGCCGCGATGCGTGATCATTGACGCGGCTTGGAATGCTCGCATGGTCTACACGTGGGCGGCCAATTACGATTGGGTGTGCATTCGCGGTGACGCTCGACGGGCGTGGAAGCATAAGGTTGCGGAGCCTGGCAAAGCGCCGACATGGGTCGAGAAACCGTGGAGCCTGTCTTGGTGGGGCGACCCAGACTCCAACGGGCTGACCAGCAAAGGTAAAAAGGCTTTGGCTTTCTTCATCTCCAAACCATCGACCGCCGACCGTCTGCAAGCGCTGCGTGATTCTGGTCTATGGGTTGAGCCTAAGGTCGAGCCAATGACGAAGGCGGAACAGGACTACACTGACCAGCTAAACTCGATGATGAAGATTCGCAAGAAGCCGGGGGAACCGGAAACGTGGGAGCAAGTCGGGTGCGAACCGCATGCTTGGGACGTGGCACGGATGCAAGTTTTCGCCGCAATGGCAAAGGGTGTCGCGTAGCGGTGTTGCGGTTAGCCATCAAGGTGTGGCGTTCAACCCGTTCGTCGGATTGACTGAGGCGGAGTTGCTGGCTGCTCGCAGGAGCATCCAGACTGAGATGCTGTCTGGATCGCAATTGCAATCCTCGTCCGCTGGCGACGTTCAGGCGTCATCCATCATCCAGATGGGACCATTCCAGCGGTTTGTTTTGGTCCAAAAAGCACTGTTCGCCATCAACCCGGATCTGTATCCGCTTTCCCAGATTCCTCCGACTAGATCGGTGGCGGTCATGGGCGCTGCTGTCTAATGGCCACGCAACCCGTCAGACTCTTTGACCAGTTCGGGCGGCTTATGCCGACCCGGATTAGCACTGCCGCCATCGGCTCGCAGCAACGGAGGGCGCGCACTGGATTCGATCGCGACGCGGCCAATCTGTACAGCGGCACAGATCGCCTGCTGCTGATGTCGATGGGGCGCTGGCTTTACGCCAACAACTCGCTGGTGGCCGGATCCGTTGACGATCAAGCCGCAATCGTGTCCGGCGAACTCACGCCGCAATTTGCTGGATCTGACTCCGAGTGGGGAATGTTGGCGGAACAATGGTTGGAGGATCACGATCGACTTTGCGACGTGCGCGGGGACCTGTACCCGATGCAGACTTTGCAACGCCTATGGATGCTTCATATCATCCGCGACGGAGACGTAGGCGTTATCTTTACCGAGGGCGCTGGTGGATACCCTCTTTTGCAGACCATCCCGGCACATCGCATCCGGGACAATGGAGTTGGAACCGCTGGCTCCGACTCGCCTTGGGAAGGCTATCGAATCGTTGACGGAGTGATCGTCAATGACGTGGGGCGACCGCTGGCTTATCGCGTCTACGACGACGCCAGAACCACCTATCAGGACATCAGCGCCGTAGACATGAAGGTGCGTTTCCTGCCTCGGTACGCCGACCAGGTGCGCGGATTCTCTGCCCTTGGATGCGCCATGACGGACTTTCAGGATGTGGACGAGGTTCGGCGTTTTGAGCTGATCGCACAGAAACTCGCGGCTTCGATCGTCCTCGCTGAAACCAACGAAACCGGACTCCCTCCTGCTACTGCGGAAAGCCTGCTTGGCGAGGATTCGACCGAGACCAACCCGGACGCCAATCTCGCCATGCACTCAATGCGTGGAGGCGAGATTCAATACTTCCGCAGCGGAACCGGAGGCAAGCTGGAAGCACTCAAGGCTAACCGTCCCACACCCGCACAGCAGCAGTTTGCGGATTCCATCATCCGTCAGGCCATGGCAGGGATGGGATGGTCAATCGACTACTTTCTGGATCCGTCTAAGGTTGGTGGCGCTGCCATGCGTGTTGTGGTTGAGCGCATCAATCGCCATGTCGGCATGATGCGCAGTCAATGCCTGTTTCCTCTAGCTCGTTCCGTTGACTCGTGGCGCATCGCCAAAGCTATAAAGGAAGGAATCCTGCCTCCGTCTGATGATTGGTATCGGTGGCGCTACCAGGGCGCTGCCAACATCACGGCAGACGCCAAATACGCCGCGCAGGTCTCTGAGATCCGCATGGAACGCGGGTTGTCTTCGCCGCAGATTGAATCTGCGCAGATTGGCAACGACTGGGAGCACGTGATGGATCAGCAAATCGCCTTTGCCATCCGGTTCCGCGAAAAGTGCGCCGAAGCTGGAATTTCAACGGACGAAGTGAAGGCGATCAATACGAACTCTGGGACGGCTCAAACGCCAACCGATCAGACGCAGGAGGTAACACCGTGAGCCAACACAAGATTTTCGCGATTCGCCCAGAGGTCACGTCCGAGGCTGTCGAGGCCCTGCGCCCAAAGAAATGCCAAGACGAGCCGATTTCCACGCCTCCCTACGAATTGATTGAGTTCGAGGATGAAATGACGGGCATGGAGATGTCCGTTGCCGTGATCAAGGCCCGTGGCGTTCTCGCGCTCAATGTCGATGGCTGGTTTGGCTGCTGCGATCTGGACGAGCTTGCCGAGGAAATCGAGGAGGCGGACGCAGACGCTAACGTGACCGCCATCATCGTCGAGATGGACAGCCCAGGCGGAACCGTCAACGGCACGCCTGAAGCCGCCGAACGCATTGCGCGCATTTCCAAGCCTCTCATGGTGTGGACCGAGGGCGAGATTTGCAGCGCTGCTTACTGGATTACTGCAAGTGCGGACGTGATCTACGCCACGCCGTCATCGGTCGTCGGATCCGTCGGATGCGTCCTCGCGTTCTACGATTACAGCGCAATGATGGATCAGTCCGGCATCAAGGTGCAGGTCTTCCGCAGTGGCGAGCTCAAGGCCGCAGGTTATCCGGGCACTGCGTTGTCGGAAGCGGAAGCCGCGCATTTCCAAGGCATGGTTTCCGAGGTTGGAAGCGACTTCGCGGAATGGGTCACGACCTACCGGGACAACGTCGACGTTGACGTGTTCGACGGACGCGCCGTTAGCGGAAAGCAGGGTGTCAGACTCGGCCTTTTGGATGGCGTTTTCATCACTCGCGAAGAGGCAATCAAATCCTTCTTGGAGGGGATTAATCTGTGAGCATCCTGAGCAAGACCATGTTTGCGTTTCGCGACGCGATGGAAGCCAAGGCTTGGACGTGGCCAGCGTCTATCCGCGCCGGGATTTCTCGCGGTCCGCTGGACGATGATGAAACGGCATCGCCTGCCAGCAATCCGCTTCCTTCGATCATTGCCAACGCCAGCACGGCATCCCAAATCACGCCGCAGATTGCCAACTTTGAGGTATCCGTCTCTGTCGAGGTCAGGCACCAGGCGGACGACAGCACGCCGGATGATCATTTGCAATCCGTGGCTGAGGTCGCGGATTGGATTCACGGCGACTCATTCATTTCGGATCTGAGTGCGTATTCTGGTTTCACGGCATTCGGTCGTGGAAACGTGAACCAAAGCTTCGACCAGATGGGTCGCAAGTGGGTCACTCGATTTGAGTTTCAACTGACGGCAGCGCCGTCCGACATCAGCTAAAGGATACAAATGGCCTCACAAACGCAGGGTGCAGCTAACGGATTCGGCACATACGGAGGAACAGCAGGATCAAGGACGCCTGTCAGCTTCACCGT